ACTTGAATGCGTATTTATTACGCATACAATGACGCCTATGAAGAAGGTCAAAACTAACCTGACTATTGACCCAAAAGTGAAACGCAACGGCGAACGAATGGCTAAAAAAGGCGGATTATCCCTTTCGGCATATATCACCACCCTGCTAGTCAAAGAGCTGGAAAAACAAAAAAGACGCTAAGTTTTGCCTGTTTTAACAGCCGTAAGCCGATAGTGCGGTACTCTTCGACAGTATCCAATTTTCCCGCCACGCTGGCTTATTTTAATTTTGATTGAAAATACTTTTCTCTCTGCCCCGCCGGCCTTAATCATGCGGGTTAAAACCTTGTTTGTATAAACGTCCGACTTACCCCACTGCTTCGATATCTCAATTTTTGTGTACCACCCCGGCGGTACCACCTCCTGCCGATCTCCGGCCACATAGGCGTCTAGGGCTAGTGCCCAATCTTTTATACTGGGTAGCGCCACACGCCTCCTATCGGTGATAGCACGTTCACCGTGCACCCTTCCCCGCCCTCCACGTACTCGCCCCAGGCTACTCCATGCTGCCATCGCGTTACGGAACGATTTCGCCTGGCGTAGTGCATGCTTGGAATATCGGCTAAGCAACCGATCGACCAGCCCACGGGCGCACCGATGCTCCGGCCGGCTGCCCGATCGACGCGGTGTAGGTGGCCCATCACAACAGGCTTTCGCAGCATCTCCACATGGTCACGCACGGCTGCCTCCGAAAACATAAAGCCGTGTCCGAATGCCGTTCCTCCGAGCTCCCGCCAACCTTTCTCAATGTCGTAGGGCACGTATTGCGCCTTTAGATCTTTGCACATGTTGTAAATTTCAGATTTAGCAGAGGTGCAGCAATGCGCCACAATGGCGCTAGGCGAGTATTGCAGGGCGGTTAGCCGGTGCTCATGGTTGCCCTCAAATATGTAACGTGGCGCCAATTCTCGAACGAAATTAAGGCCAGCGTCGAAGTCCTCACGGATTGATGCCGTGCGTTCGGGAGAGTCAGGATCTTTCCTTGCGCTACCCATCAGCCCAGATAGATCAACAAAATCCCCTAAGTGCAGCGTCATATTTGGCTGCCACCGGCGTTTCATTTCTAAAGCAGCCTTGCAGGCAGCCGCATTCGCTAGGTGGCCGTGAGAGCAGCTGACCGCCAGCCACTTTTTCCATTTACGGATGACCTTCACTTTTTGTCTTGGGCAGATGGGAAGCCCTGCAATACGGCTAAAATCTGCCTGCAACTTTCCCGTGATTGTGCCGCCACTACGCTTTCGTCAGCGGCACCCATCAGCGCAAGCTCCGCAATGACGGAAAGCTGCATCTTTAATGTGTGAACGTAGGTGCACAGATCCAGCACTTCCATCCAAGCATCTTTCCACACCGGCCGGCGCCATAACGCACCGCCGTGCTCCTCTTGGCCCTTGCGGTACTTAGCGTCCACGTCATTGGTTAAATCGCGAATGATTCCAGCCAAATGCTTCTCGTGTTCAGGCGTCACCGGCTACTCCACGGCCGGCTGCTAACTAAGGTAGTGGCCTTTGATTTTTGCGGGATGTCTTTGGCCCTTACTTGTTCCACAGGGTTGCGTGGAATGTCACGCCAGCTCTTAAATAAACTGGTTTGCAGATGACCTGTTTCCCAAGAGATGCCGACCAGCCCAAAGCTTAGGCCCACGTGCTCGCCTAGCTTAAAAGCGGTTTCATCGTCCCAATTTGCGACCCATAGATCCGCATTTTTTGCCGTCCTCTTTAGCGGCACCCAATCAAACGCCAGCCCGTAGTTATGATAACTTTCCCCTGGGCGAGCCTTGGTCACGATCTTGCCTTTGCTCGTCCTGCCTTTTGCAAAAAGCGCAGCCTGCTCCTCCATTGTCCGACGGCCGCAGTAGATCAGCGGCTCAATCCGGCTAGTCACCATCTCGTTCACCCAGCCCCTTACCTGTTTTTGAAAGCCGACGTCTAATGTATCAATCGCCCGCAGGGTGCGGGAGCCAGCTTCAGCCAGGCTGGTCACTGCCGCGCTCGCTCGCGTTGAGTTTCTGCCAAGCTATCAGAAAGCGCTTTGAGCGATTCCGCAAAGAGGTCTCGATAAGCCTGTGGGCAGGGTGGGTTTGTTCGTTCCGCTTTGTCCCAGGCGTAGATAAAGTAGCTGATGCTATCTGGCGACGGCGGCGGGCCGTCCTGCGTTTGCGTCGTGGCACAGCTGCAGAGCGCCAGAGCGCTAATCAGTAGGAGGGCGATGCGTCCACCAAGCATTTATGTCTCTCTGTCTTTTCCTGCGTTCTAGTTCAATCGACTCAAAATTACGCTGGAGCGGTGATTTTCGCTTTAAAAACCACAGCACGATCCCGATTATCCCGCCCAGCGCCGTTAAGATGCCGGCGATCATGGGCGACTACTTTCTCGAGAATTTACTGAGAAAATCGACTACGGCTTGCAGGCTTTTCTCCGGCTGGTCGCCAGGGATGAGAGAGGCGACTGCGATGGCGGCGACAAGCACGGCCGAGAGGGCGCCGAGATACGACTGCCAGTTATTGAGTATGTTATTGAGTATGTCCATGCCAGCAGACGAGGTGTCAAAAGCTGAGCCGGCGCTTAATCAGTTCCCAGATCGTGCTGAACACTGCCCCAGATACAAGCGCCACCAGCCACAGCTTTGTCTTAATCGTGTGGGCGTCGCGCTCCATATTGGTTAGGCGGCCGTGGTATTCGCCTAGACTGGCTTGTGAGCGTTCTAGCATATCCATAATTACGCCTTGGCGGGTTTCTATTCTGGCGATTGATTCTCGGACTAGGCTTAACCGCTCTGATAGTTCAGCAACTTGGTCGGTGCTCATAGAGTTGCGTTTTCAGCTCCTTCCGCAATGCGCACCCAATCCACGCCGTCCTTATCGATCCAACGTTCTATGAATCCCTCGGCTTCAAGAAAACGGAGCGAGCTTTCTAGCTCACGCCATTCGGCTGAATCGTAGCAGTCCATTCACTTTGCCTTCCCCGCATCCTCGGCTGCAGACATATCGGAATATCGTGGCAGGCCGGTGTTCTCGGCTGGCCGTGGCGAACAGGAGAAGAGCAAGAGAGTGAGGAGGACGAGGGGCATTACTGGACATCCAGAAGCCAATGCGTCGATTGTAGAATAGCGGAAGGGGTTGCGCTTGGAGTAGAAGAAGAGTTTGAACAATGAATCTCTGGCCCGAATCGATTTGTGCTGGTGTCGTTGGTTGGCCCACCAGTTAGGGTTAGCAAAGGAGTCTGCCCTATATTTATCGCTGGGTTGGTTTGTGATTCTGCTCCGTAGAGATTTATATTCCCAGCTCCGTCAGACTCAATCACAACGCCAAAGAAACGATTATCAGATGAAGAAAGCCCAAATCCATTTGTTAGCGTTGTGTAAGAAGTTGGAGTTAGATATGACGCATTATAACCAATCAACCTAGCTTGAATAACGCTAGATTGCAGAGCAAATTCCACGCCAAATCCTTTAATTGTAAGTCCATCAACCCCTGCTAATGGAGCGTCAGTAGCATTTCCAGTGCCGCCGAACACCATTCGGATGACAGAGTTTGTGCTGGCTAAATACATCATTCCACCAATCGAAAATCTTATTCTCTTTGAATAGTCAATTTTGCCAGCACTTGCCGTCATAAGTGCGGCGGTTGGGTCATAATATCCAATTTTTGATGTCCCATTTGCGGCACTACCAGCATTAAGATTGATATTATAACCACCCGTGTTTCCTATTGAAGCCACGCCACCAGTGCCAGTTACTTTTGTATAGGAGCCGGCTAATCCAACCCGATACATTTTCATTCGCCCAGAGGCAAAAAGAAAGCTATCGATGTTGCTAGGATTCTTAACGAGAGGCATCGCCTACTCCTAACTGACTTCCGTCACTCGGGCCGTGCCAGCCGTGGCGAATACTGCTGTATGGATAAGCGAACGCTGTCCCTCTGGGCATTCCCAATAATCACCCGCTGATAGACGCACTTGGTAACTGATGGTGGTTGCAGTTGCACCCGGAGAGATGAAAAGATTGCCCGCTCCCTCATTAAATACTGTCAGCACATCTCTGCCTGCTACTGCTGAGACAAGCGTGGTAGAGGCTGTGGTGCTGGTGAAATTAGAGGTGGTGACTGCTGTGCCCTGAACGGCGAAAGTGTTGGCCGTCACCGTCCCACTAATCGCAGGAAGCGAGGCAATGGTCACCGAATTACCAACCGTGACTGAGCCAATCTGCGCCGTGCCTGCTCCAATCGTTACCGTTCCCCCGCCAATCGTCACCACGCCGATGGGGTTTGTGCCGGAAGCAACCCTAACAAGAATTGGTGTTTCGTCTGTCGCAAAAGCAATCAAGCCATCAACAAAAGACTTGGTGGTTACATTTGCCGTCACCGTGCCAGAGATGGCTGGGAGAGAGCCGATCGTTAGGCTATTTCCCACTGTCACTGTCCCGCCAATCGTAACCACACTTGCTCGGAGCTGGGTGTTGGTTAGGGATGCGTCAGTAAAGGTGACCGCTTGCGATGCTGGGAAGTTCAAAACGGACACGCTTCCGGTAACTGCCCCGAAGGTGACGGCTTGTGAGGCGGGAAAATTCCCTACCGTCACTGTCCCGCCCACGGTAACCGCACTCGCTCGGAGTTGCACATCAGTCAGACCGCCGGTAACGGTCACCTGCCCCATGGTAACGGTAATGCTTTCCAGTGCGTTAAGCGATGTCGGCCCCAGCTCAACGGTGCCGGTGACGGTGCTGCTGGTCGCCTGATCGTCAAAGTAGATGACGAGCGCGGCCGTGGTAGTCAGGCCGGCGGTAGTCGCCACCAGGGTGAGTGCGGTATTTGCGCCAGAGGTGAAGGCAGAGGCGGTGACGGAGCTATCCGCAAAGTTGTACATGATCCGCCCGCGATCGGCGGCCGTCACGAGCAAAAGCTGGTCTCGATCAATGTTTAGCCCGGTAAGCGTAAGGACGTTGGTTGTGGGTGAATAAGAGTAATTTGGCCAGACTTGCTTCATATTGTGTTATTCCTTGTCATCCTAGGGCGATTGCCAGCGCCACGGCCGTGCCAGTAGTCACGCCACCCGCTGCGGCCCCACCCGTCACAATAGGCGTACCTACGGCCACCGTGATGCTGGCAGGCCCGCAAACAGTGGCGGTGATAGGCATTATTCGGTCACCTCACCCGCAATGGATACCGATCCTTGCAGCAGTCGGATTTTAGTGGCGGCCGATGTGGTCAGAAGGAGATCCCACTTTCCTCCGCTGATGGGTAGAGCTGAGGCCGTAGCTGCGTTCAACGCCAGGGTAAGGCTGCCGGTCGTGCCTGTAGCAGTAACGGTCGCAAACGTGGCAAGCAGGTTGCCGTTGTAGGTGTCGCGGATCTGTGCGGCTGCGGTAGATCCAGCAAGGGAATAGGTTGCGCCCGTGGAATCTTGCACGGCCACCTCGAGCGCTAGATCCACGCCTTGTTCTACGGTTAGATTATAAACGCCAGCGGCCATACTTCTGGATGGCGTGTGTCAAAGGCTAGTAGCCGATGACGGTGACTCGAAAAGTTGCGGCAGACTGAGTTTTGATTGAGCCGGTTGCGTTGACCGCATCCACGTGAACTTGATCGGCAGCAACTACATGGCCAAAGAATGTTAATCCCTCCGAAATTGCGGTTGGGATGCCAAGCAATACAATATCATTTATGGCCACTCCTGTCATAGCAACCGTGATAGATGTGCTGGAATTAGCTCCAACCGAGCCAAAGTTTAATGACGTTGTTACGTTAATGGTTTCTGTGGATTGCGGGAGAACTCCATAGGTTGCAGACGAAGCAAACAGGCCAACATTTATTAAACCAGACACGACATTAGTGTTAGCTTGCGGAGTAGATTTAGAGACAAAATTGGAGTCAGTTTCTGTTTTTGTATAATACGAATCTCTTGCTCCTGGAACACTGCTTCCAGCCGTAATGAGGTCTTTGCGTATCGAGACGCTTCCCTGGTAAATAGTCTTTGGAGTTCCGCTTTGAGTAAGCTCAATTTCCAATGTAGGCGTAATGGTGGTTTCGCCAGAAACGGCAAACGCATCTTCGACCTCTGCCGTGTTAATAGTAAGAGTGGTTTGCCGCATTGGAATAAACTGAATGCCGCTTGCGTCTAAAGTAAGAGGGGTTGTGATATTCGTAAGACCAAGGCGGCCGGTGAATCCAATGATATACCCGCCCTTGCCATTCTCTTGGACGCTAATATTGGAAGTAACGGTGGTAATCCCAGCAGAGATTGATGACTGCACAGATACAGCAGATTGGAAAAGCGGAATTGCGGAGGTAGCGTTCGGCCCATAAACCAACGCAAACGAACCGCCCCTAGCAAGCGGGCCCACTGTCAGCTCATAGGTTTCGTTTAGTGTAGATGAGCCGTCTTGTAATTTGGTTAAGGCAAGTTCTCCCGCCGTGGGTGTGACCGTGAAGGTATCCGCATATACGATGGGATTGCGAACTAGTTTAACTACTTGCTGTGCGGCTATGCTTGTCGCTGGGTTGCGACGAGTGCTAATCAGTACCGAACTGCTGGGGAATAGCGTAAAGGTGTCCGGACTAAAAGACATAGCCGTATTGGGCTGGGTGGCCGTAAGCAGATAAGAGCCATAAGCACCTTGTCCATATAACGCTACCGTGGAAACATTGTTGGAAATGGCGTTATAAACTGAAATTGCGGTGGCGTTATAATCAATGGAAGATGAGGTAATCCCATTAATGGCTAGTTTAAATGCACCAGCCGATGGAACTTCCTCAATATTCCCTATCCCAGCCTTTAAGCTTGAGCTGCTAAAATCAATATCATCTAGTGAGCCGTTTGCCTTCTTTTCGAGCAATCGTAAGCGTAGCGTATAGGCATCATTTCTGGTCAATGTGGGTAACGCCCCGCCCACTACACTCCCGCCGTCGATAAGCTGGCCAGAGGATGTGTCGATGTATAGGTCTAGAGTAGAGGCCATTTAAAGTAAAGGAGTGTCAAATCAAATTTTATATTTTTTAAACAGAATTTTATCTTAATAAATTTGAATAGTTCCCCCTTGCCAATAGGGAGTTCCGAAAAAATCATAGCCGTAATTGGATGGCCTAAACCCACCAATTACAGCCAATGTAGCCCCACTGATATATCCATTGTCTAGCCAAGCTTTCCACTTTCCATCATATAAATCTTTCCATTCCCAAGTTCCACCATAAAGCAATATTCCTCGTTGGTACGCAATCGGTGAAAAAGTAAAAATTGTAATTTTGCCATTAATATTAACTTGATCTGCTGAAACAGAATAAACAATTCCTGGCTGTAGTTCTATGGTGTTAGAATCGCTTGGAGGAAGTGGCGTAGACCCTCCAGCTACCGGCTGCAAATAGCTGACCCGCGTTCCGTCATAATGAGGCTCAACATACATATCCGTTCCGGCCGTAAGCTTATATTGTCGCAAAAGATCGGCGGCGTATTCCGTGCGATTGATAATTTCATTGACTAGATCCGTCGTCAGCTTCGTGCCGCTGGCCACTTTAGACAAGCGAGGCCGGATCATTGTGTGACTGCGTTAATGACCGCACCTTGAGGAGTGAAATTGACGGTAATGTTATTCCCAGCTACCGGCTTTTGATTCTGTGCGACTAGTACCAAATCTTCAATGCGATCAATAATGCTGTTGATATAGTCTGATGATATCCCGACACCATTTGGACTAGTTCTTATTGTGCGTAAAGGCTGACTTTTTCCCGGCTGTTTTGGCGGTGAAGGATTTTCAGCCATAACTTAGAATGAGTAATTTTTGTCAGAAAATGAGTTTACTTTGCCAATATCAATAGTTCCGTCAGTCTGGTAAAATATATCTGTTGCTCTAAAGTATTCGGTGAATTGCTCTTCTATTTGGTTAAAAAGTCCTCGGCGTTGAAAGCTAATTCCACTCTGGACATATCCAGCATAGATCCATTCATGGAATGGCACATCGCCAAGAATAGGCGGGCGGTAAAAGTTTCCGATCCCGACAGGATTGTTTTTTGCATAGTTTAAAAAGTCAATCGCGGCGGCCGACAAAATTTCTCCCTTAGTTTGACTACGTCGATATTCTCGGCCTCTGGGGTTTGGCGGTAAAGCAGTTGCGTTAATGCTTGTTGGCATAAGGCGTTTTGTTGGCAGCGTGAGGTTTGTAGAGCCAAGATTTAAAGATATGTTGCCGCCTTTAAGCGTATCAAATAAGGAATCTTGCGTGATGTACTTAACAATGATTGCCGCATCTGCCCCAAACACGCCAACGCCCGGCTGACCAACCGCTGTGATGTAAGCCTTTGGCAGCCCACTTGCATAATCCAATCCAACGTAGGTAACGCTTAAATCCGCAAGATCGCCATCCAGGGGATTAACGGCGGTAGTTTCAACAAGCATCCTGGTGTATTTAGTCGATGCCGCAGAGAAAGCGCTATGTGTAGTGCCTGCATCCGGCTCTAGTGAGCCAATGTCCGCAAGGCGAATCGTGTAGTTTTCGACGAGCGTTACTAACCCGTCTACTGACGTTGAGCGGCTGGCCTTGCGAAGAACTTTGCCCCCCGCGTTCAGTACCGTATTGACTATGCTAACGGCCATATCAATAAGCCGACTTCAAAATCGGTACTCCTAGCTTGTCGTCGATTTTTGTTAAGATATTTGAGACGATTTTCTGCATGGTATCGAAGCTGTTGAGCAGATCGGCGTTTTGTTGTCTCTGCAAATCGCCCTCGGTTTGTGTAAGGGCGTTAATTTGTTCATTATCTCTGAAGCTACGGCGTTCGCCAGGCTTTGCGCCAATGCCGGAAATTAAAGATATATCGGTCTGCCTTTGTTGCTGTTGCCTTTGTATATCAATCTGCCGAATCAACCCGCCCATGCCCATGCGTTCAGCGGCGGCCCGGACACGATCTAAGATAGTTCCAGACGCCTCCATGCCGCGCATGACCAGCTCCCTGTTCTTAATGGCAGTTTCCTTTTCAAGCTGAAGGATTCTGCTTTTCTCGTCTCTTGCGAATTCCGCATCGCGCATCATGCGGTCAAAGATTGTTTTATCGCGGTTGGCCTCAAGTCTTGCGGCCTCCTGAATGTCGTAGATTTCCTCGTCGTACAGTTTTTTGTCTAATTTTTTCTTTTCCTCAACTACGGCCGCCATAGCGTCCGCGCTTTCCGTCACATCGACTGCACTTTTTCCTGACTTGCCAGACCCCGCTTTAGCTTGATCAAAGAATTTAATTAGAGGTCTTATAGCGGCAAATCGAGCATACGCCTCAACCGCATCCATAATTGACGTTGCCGTAACTCCAAATACTAGACTGGCAAGATTTTGGAATTGTTTAAGTGAATCAGAAAGTGCGGAAAGGCTGGCAATTTGCTGATCACTATAAACTCCAATAGCTTCACCTTGATCAATAATTGCAGCAGATCCTTGGTTTAAAACTTTAATAAGATCGGTTTGCGCTTTTCCAAGCAGCTCATTTACAATAATAAACTGCCGACCTTCATTTGCTCCGCTTGCAAAGCTATCAGATATTTTCAGCAGTATATCTTCAGGCTTCATTGAGCGAAGTTCATCCAAGCTGATGCCAACTTCGGCAAATGTGCCGGCCAGTCCACTGTCGCCTGCTAATGCTTTTTGCTGAGCTAGTGAAAGTTTATTTAAGCCTGCTGATACCTGATCAATCCCACTGCCAAATACGCTGGCCGCATTACCTAGGAGCTGTAATTTGCTTGCGGATACTCCGAACTTTTCCGCAATATCCTGCAGCTGGTCGCCTTTCTCAATCGCGCTAGAAAAGCCTGCGATGATTTTGTCGAATGCAAAGGCGCCAGCTATTAAACCACCCGTAGTTTTGGCAAATCGCATTACTGATGATTGAGCCGTGGCTAGGCCGCGATCAAAGCCGGATGCGTCTAGTGCGAGCTTGGCTGTGGCTGTGGCGTCCATTACAGACCCGCCTTTTTGCGCTCATAATTAGCGATGATGGACAGCCGCTTGATCATTTTTATCACCTGTATGTCAATGGACTTCTGGACTGTGGATTTGCTGATTACGTTAGCTATCCATGGAATCGTATTTGTCATTGAAATATAGGGCTTTGAGAAAGCGCCTATTGCTGATTTTGAATTATCCACAACACGGCCGCCGCCTGTGTGTTTATATATCCATTTTGGGATACCTCTAAACCCTCCGAGAATGCCAGCACAGACGGCCCAGCCGGACTTTGCGATACCTACGTTTCCGCGCTTTCCCTTAAAGTATCTAGCCAGCTCGGTTTCCTTTGTGACGACTTGGCGTACAAACTGATTTTTAGGCACTCGCCTATTCTTCCCAAACCTTGCGTTTTCATGTGCACTGCCACGATCAAACTCTCCAATCCTTGTATATACGTAAGGCTTATAATTTAGCCTATCGATTAAAGCCTGTGCCGCAGTCTGCGCTCCGACTCCCTTTTTGCCCTTACCAAATGATTTGCCCAGGACAAGGGCGGCCAAAGCTGCGGCCGCTTGTTTTGCGTTTTGCGTTTTTGTTTTACCGGTAGGAATAGGAAGCGATCCAATTTCACGCACTGCCGTAGCACTTGTTTTGTAGACGCGGTCAATGTCCCTAGTCACAGCCTTTTCGCCTATTGCCTTTGCCTTTGCATTCAATCCAAAAGGCTGAGTGGAATTAGCAAGGCTGACGCAAAGGGATCGAGCCTGAATCCGCATCTCCTTAGCGGCCTCAAGTTTAGTATTCCCCACAAAAGCCTTTAAAGCTTGTTGCAGTTTGATCGGATTGATCGTAAGGCTGGCGCTCATAGTCCTAACGCTTTCTCCATGTCACGAAGATCTGCGCCAACTACTGCGTAAGGCCGGCGCAACTTGGCTCCGTTCATATACATGAAAACGTGTTCCGCCTGATGGACTAAATGCAGCGGTATATCCCATAAGATTGTTTCCATTGACCAGCCCGTCTCTTTTGCCAGGACGAACACGCACGAGGCGGTTCCGCCTGGCGTTACTCGTTTCCCGGCGGCTGTGGCACGCCAGACGGAATCACATTAACCTTAGGCTTGTTGGATTCGTTTAGAATGTTTGCGACTAGAAGGCTGGCCGTATCCCGATCCTGTTCAGTCATCGTCTCAGACCATTCCATCACCTTATCTCGGAATCCCTCCTTATCCCACGCCAGCTTTAGGGCCGACTTACGATTTTTGGCCAGCAGGATGTGGATATATACAAACGCATATACAAAGAAAATAGGGCTATCGGCTTCGTCACGAACTTGAATCATCAGCAGGCGGCTGCCTTCTGTGTATGGTGCGAGTTTTTGATCCTTGAAATATCGATCTGGCGATATGAATGCCTGATCTAATTCTTGTTGCAGGCTTTCTTCACTCATAGTTTTTTTAGCATCGCCCGCTTTAGTTCTGGGCTGGCCCTTTCTGAGATAAGTAGCGTTTGACTGCCACGCTTGATCGATAGAATAGGCTCTGCACGCTTCATCAGGCCCAGAAGTGTCTCTCTGTTCTCGAGAGCCCCGCGCACGTATCTAATCGCGGCCTCTGGCTCTGATTTCATGTCCGCCCAAGTGCGCTCCATTTCGGCTTTTGCGTCCTGATCGCCATTTGTACTAAACCAAAACGTGAACTTTCTGTGGCCTCCTTCCTCGACGATGCAAGTAACAGGATCGGATTCTCTAAGTTTTGCGCCAAAGGCAGCGACAGCCGCAGCTACTTTTATGTTTGTTGTACCCCAGAAGCTATCAACCATATTAGGATCTCATTAACCGCCCTTGCGGGCTTAGGTCATGTTAGGGAAACGAGTCGCAGAGACGTCTACAGTGACAAAGCCGTCCGAGGCTCTATTAACTGTAACAGAGTCCACGATGATCTTGCCACCCGTGCTGGTCGCGTTGGCTAGGGTCGTGAGCACCGCGCCTGCCGTAGTGGCATAAGCTCCGGTAATAGTGGTAGAAAAGGCAAAGGTATCAGTAGCGTTATAGACAGAAACTCCGACTACTTCGCCGCTGGAATTGCGAACTTCTGCACGTTCGGCGTTGCGGGTTTCGGTAAAAGATTGCACGAGGCCACCAGATTCCGCAGAGATGCCGAATTGTAGGCCAGAAGTTCCGATTGTTGTGGCTGCCATATTGCCTTAAATTTTGTGTCAACTCGCAATAGAATTGGGATATGCAATGACTGCGAGTCTATAAGTGCGTCGCATTGTACGCTCTTCATCGTCGGCCTCTGGCTCAACCGATTCCAGTTTCGCATTATAACAGCGGGCAGATCCGATGGCCGTAGTAGCGTTTAATCGTGTGGCCAGTGGGCTGGAATCATAAAACACTTGTAAAATCTTGGAGCATTTTTGAGTGTGTGCGTCCAGAGTTGTGTCGTCATATGAATCGTCCACCACAATTTCAACCGGAACGCTAAACACGCCAGATCCCTGCACTGGCTCTTCCGTTCCTAGGGTGGCTTTAATGACGATCGAGGGCGGCATGTTCTCCGTCTTATCGTGCGACAAGTGGTAGGTCGGCCCAGTGACGGTTGCGGATAGAAGCTCTTGAAAAGCAGCTTCAATTAAACGATCCAGCATGGTGACGGCGGGCATAGTTACAGCTCCACGTCAACGCGGCCTAGCCACGAATCGCAGTTATCTTGTGCCCACTCGTTTTTCTGTGGCAGGAAATAAGTTTGCCGCCCTTGACGCAAGGCTGAGGCCAGAATGGCGGGGGCTGAGTTAATCGCCATAAATTTTTCCGCATGCTTAATGGCTTGCGCCATTTCAAGGATTGATGGAGCCGACCAGTGTAATTTATGGAAATAGTATTTTTTTTCGCACAGGATTATGTAGCCACCAAGCAATTCAGAGGCTTTGTCCAGAATATCCAATGTCGGATAATTCCATCCTTGGCTAACGCCAAGTGGGGCCAACAAATTGTAACTATGTGGCAACCCTGGCGGCGGCCCGTCTGGAACGCGATCTAACACAATCTTGCGATCGGCTGAAGCAATGGCTGGATGTTGATAGACAAAATCCATCCACGACAAGCCAGACTGCCTAAAGGCGTTGTAACGATTTGGCCAGATTTCTAAATCAATACGCTCACCCCTACCTTCTCCTGGCGCCACCCAAGTGGCATAAGAAACTAGATCCATAACTCCTGCGTACTGCGGGAAACACTCAATTTGCACGCCATCGTGCTGCGCCAAATGTTTGGCCGCTGGCAACATTCGCAACACGTCGCCTAGGCGCTGATTATAAACTAGAGTAATCATGGCACGTAATAAACCCAGCAGTTCCCGACTAGCTTTACCTGAGGTAGCGTTTCCTGAACTGCATTCTCTACCTCTGGCCAATTAAAATCATAATCGTGCCCAGCCAAAATACCGCCCGAGCGAACCTTGGGCAGCCAGGTTAAAACATCCGCTTTCACGTTGTCGTAGTCGTGAGCGGCATCGATAAAAACAGAATCTAGGCATTGATCGGGAAAGAAGTTGGCGCCCTTGAGGCTGGTCATCCGTAACGGCACGAGCTGGCGAGAGACTGGCTTTACGTTTGCCAGAAACTGCTCGTATAGGGTGCCATTTTTAATGCACTCCTCGCCTGCGTGTTCCTCGCTACCTAGCCAAGTGTCGACAGCGTAGATCTCGATCCGTGGCGATTTGTTCCAAGCCTCGACCAATAGAAACGCAGTAGACTTCCCCTTCCAGCTTCCAACCTCTACGATCTTGCCGTCGGCTCTGCAATTTTGAACAAGTCGACGATAGAGTTCGTCATAATTAAACCAATTTTCTCCAAATTGCGGTTCGTCAAAAATATGCTTCATTATTCTGCACCTCTTTTTATGCATTCGCGTTTCTCGGCTTCGCTTTGCCTTGATCTGGCCCATATCTCTTGCCCGCTTTCTCCTGCTGGCATCCATATCCAGCCACTGTGTTCAGCCCAAATTGTAGGGCTGGCTCCATAAATTCCGTCGATTGATGGACAGCCTAGGCGAATGGTTACTGGGGTATAGAAAGTCACAACGCTGGATACGGGTGAAAACGCACGTCATGGAACCCGAATGGTTTTTGGACTGATTCGGGAACTGGATGCTCGATTGAAAATCGCGCTGCAACTTCAGGCGGTGCGTAACGCATTCCTTTTTGACGCATTTGTTCGGCAGAATGCTGACAGATAAAAACATCATCCGGCATTGGAATCCATGGCTGTTCAGATAATGCCAGGCAAAGCCTGCGACTTCGCAAGCTCAGCCCCCCATTTCCAACTCGACAGCCCTCTGGAACCCATTGCTGTGGCCAAGGTGCCCCAATATAATCATAATTTAGAAAATCATCTTCCCAGCTCGACCAATGGATTGGGTAGCCGTCAAGCTGGCAGACCAAGGCATGCGGCGTATCAAATACAGTATGTAATTCTATGGAGCAAAAACGATCGTAGTGAGACTTGTCGCCGACTGTTGGCAGGTCAGATTTGACAGAAATCTTTGCGTCAGCAACATTATGCTGAATGTAATTGCAAAAGTTTTTTACTCTTTCAGGCCAACGATTCTCAACGATTACAAAAGTGACGCCAGGCAAACTGATCACGGGTTCCGCTCCTTAAATATCTTCTCGCCTAGCTCGTAGTTTTCTTTGGCGTTGTGCCGTTTAAATTCCGCATCCTGCGCTGCGCCCGTAAATAGCGGATTATTGTGAGTGAATACGATGTCCTTAGCAGGAATGATGACGCCGTCCTTCGCCCCTCGTAAACTGTACTCGTTGTCGCTAAAAATTCCCGAGCAGGCGTCATACTCAGGTGCAAATAACGTGCCCTGCTGTGCCAGCCTGGCTTTTGTCAGGATCGCCATGCAAAGCAGATCGTCCTTACGATGGCCGTCAGAGATTGCGAGCACTGCGGGCTTGCTGGTATCGCCCAGGCGTTCGGTGATGATTGCGTCCCAGTGCAGTGGAGGATCCCAATCGTCAGATCCTTGTATGATAATCTCGCCCCGGGCTATGGCTGCGGCTCGATTCCAAGCGGCAATGCAGCCGCCCTCCCCTTTGACTAAGTTCCAATTTTTCAGCGGCTCAGAGCTGGGGTCGTTATTGTCGCATGAAAAGATCCACTCGACTGATGCAGGATCTGCCGCCTTTTTCATCCACAGGATACGTGCGTTGATTGCTTCCTGCGGGCGACCTCGGGTGGCGTGGCAGACGCTAATCTTTACTGGCTTCTGCGATCGCCACATTTTCTCGATCTTGTCGGCTTCGGTGGTATCGCCCACAGCTCGGCAGGCCGCTAGGTAAAGATCGATGCACTCAAAGTCATAGACGGTGCGCTGGGCGTTCCAGATCTTAACGCCAGGATCCGGCTGAACCATAGCCGACTTTAAAAGATGATAAGCCTGCAACCACGCACCCACGCTGGCCTCTTCCCTGGCTAGAAAGTAAATCGCCTCTCTGCGCCCAGGATTCATCTGATGGGCCTTTTGGTATAGGCCGATCCTAACCGTGCGATCCTGCGTGGCCGTGGCCTCATTGCAGGCGGCTTCGTAAGCCAGCGTTGCCTCCTGTCCCGGCCAGACGGCTGCCACGTGTGACCACGGCTCTGATTCCGTCCTGCGATTGCCTAAGAATAGTTCCTGCTGGTAGTAGTAAGCATACTTGCCTGCTTCGCTTAACTGCCCTTGAAGGATACGGAGATTACGATCGGCGCTGTTTGGCTTATAGCCACCGGGGTGATGCTCTACCCATACCGCCTGTTCGCCCACAGATTCTAGCCCAGCGTTAGGCAACAGCGCCTCGTGAACGGCATAATGCCACCTACCAGACCATGCGCCGTCTATACGCCTTACCATGCGTTCACGTACTGGCCTTAATTTGGCGTTTATAACGTCATATACGCCTGCATAGATGCCGAGCTTGGGATTCTGTTCAAATGCTTCTACGCCCCTTTTAAGAGCGTTTTTGAGGTCTTTATGTGGCAAGTCATCGCAATCCACCCAGACCGCGTAGTCGCCAGTACAGGCATCCAGTGCGGTGTTACGGGCGGCGGCAAAGTTATCGACGTGTGGCCAGCTCGCCCCTGCGGGTGCGTTTTTATATTCGACAATCTTGGCGCCTGACTTTTCTGCAATCGCCCGTGTGCCATCGTCAGGCCGAGCGCCCTGGGCAATGCAGACTACTAGCTCGTCGCAGAATGGTTTAAAGGCGGTAAGGCAACGGTCAATAAATTGAGCCTCGTGCCCGACGATCATGTAGATAGAGATTTTAGGATTTCGAGTGGCCATTCTAAACCTCTCGCAACCCGAGCACGTAACTACCGATAGAAGTATCAATGGAGGCCACGCGATAACTGACTGAGTTGGCCAGCAGAATAGATCCAATGGTAGGCGCCGATGAGATGGCACTAAGATTGATTGTAAATGTGGAGTTTAGATCCAGATCAAACCCGCCCAGCTCCACGCTTTCTTTGCGGGTGATTGTCGAAAGGATGCCAGTGACGCTAGTGGAACCGATGGTGGCGGCCGTGCCAGTTTGATCGTATAGAGCGGCCAGACTTTCTTTTAGGCACTCTGTGAATTCAGACATGTGAGGATTTCTTAAAGTGGAAAGGGCGGTGAGCCGATTGGCCCACCGCCCTCCCCGAGTGAATTAGCTACCGTTGATACGTACGAGGCTGTTCGGCTCTCCCGCTTTCACGCCGTAGATCAGAGCGTAGGTGCGTTGCAGCTGGCCCTTGACCACGTCGTAGTTCTCACGAACTTGGACGGATAGGCCAGTGCGGGGTTCCGTTACCACGCTGATGTCTCCAGGGATCGGAACGCCAGTGGGTACTTCAGGAACGCGAGCTGCAATCAACAAGGCTTCTTGCTGAGCGAAGAATCCGCCAAGCGTGATGCTGTTGGAAGGCACTGCGCTGTACTGGCTGATGTTAAATCCAGCCACGTTGCCGATCCCAGCCGTGCGAACAAGGTCGCCCGAGATCTGAGGATTGGCCACGACGGTCGTATCATTCAAGAGCGCACCGTAGAAGCTGGGGTTAAGAACAGCGTACCGGCCGTTGACCGGCGAGTTGTTGTTGTTGAGGGTAATTCCGGCCGACACTACCGAGCGATATGAGAAGGCGCTGGAAGCAACCGTCAACGCGTTGGTGAAGGTGGAGGAGGTTACGAGAGCCAACAGATCCCCAACCATTTGCAACCCGAGGGCGTGCGCGGCTGCGCCGGCAAAACGCTCGATGAGGTTGATGTTGGAGCTGGTGCGCTCTTGATCGTCCACAGAGTAGGAAACGTGCTTAAACTTGTTAAGAGTGATCTGCACATCCGTCTGGGTTGTCGCAGTTGCTGCGTAACCGTTGGCCTGGGAATAGTCCTGAGCTGTGGTCGCAGAGATACGGTGGGTGTAGACTGATGCGTTGTATTTAGCCGCTTCGCTGCTGAAATCCGTGACGGAGTTTCTGAGGAAGCTGTAATCTGCCACGAGGATCTCAAGAGCCCTCTGAGCGATTACATTGGCATTCGTTGTTCCGATTGTGTTGGCCATTGTAGTGTTCTCCTAGTGGACTGGATTACAGTCCGAGTTTGCGAAGAAGTTCCGACCGACGGGCCGGATTCTTTTCCGCGTTGAATTGATTAAGGATTTCTGCCCGGCCGAGCGGTTGGCTCGATTCAGCGGGAACCGCCACTGCGCCAGCAGCGTCGGCCTTGGCTTTTTCCAAAGTGGTAGAAGTTTTTTCGTCAGACTTGGCACTCATT